CTTGTTTTGGGTAACTTTCAGTTAACCAGGACAACCTCTGAAGCAATGTAACCCGTGAGGGTTGCACTGTCTCAAACGGCAACTCATGATGATTGGAACCATCAGAGAGAGCCATAGGTATATCCTTAAGACCTTCAAGGAAATACTCGTAATTCTTACGAGCATATCCTTGTTTAAGGAATACAGACTTTACCTTCTCGTCGAAGGTATGAACGTCCTCTCTAATAGCTGTGGAATCCACAACATTAGTTAGGTCGTTTGTAAACCGTCCATAATCAGCATAAAGCTGGTTATTGACATGTTTACTTAGACCCGTAAGGGAGTTCAACACCCTCTCACGAAAACAAAGTTCCAATCCTTGTTGAATCATCACTTCCAGGTTTGAACCTGGATATGACCAATTCAATCCAAGGGGATGGATAAAGTCCGGGATACCTGCAAAGGTATCAAGAACTCTATTTTGTTTACGTGTGAGAAGGAGCCTGATTTTCCTACCTACGAATCGGGCCAAATCAAGGAAGTTATCATCTGATATTTTCCTCCACTTCAATTGTGGAAGTACTTTATCAGGTAATATCACCTTTCCAGCAAACTCAGCAAGTTTGTTGGAAACTAATGATTTGTCCTTAGCGTAGGGGCATCCCAATTCCTGGAGTGTCGCAGTATACTTAATGAACAATTGTTCATCAAGAATAACAACGTCATCACCAAGAACAAAGAATTCATGATTCCATTTCTTTCCCAAAAGGGTTAGAAGTAGTAAACCATGAGTTAGAGTGAAAGTAAAGAAAGAAGGGTTAAAGCCTAACGGCTGACCTTTCTTCCATACAATCTCTCCTAATTCGGACTTCCAAGTTGCACGTGAAATATCACGAAACAACTTGATGTACGGATTATCTTTGCCGAAGATTGTTTCCAATACAACCTTCTGGAGATCAAACGGGAAGTAATCAGTAGCACTAGACAAGTCTACAGAGTAGACAGTCTGGTGTTTCTTGAGAGCCTCCTGAATGACAGGGAATGCACGGTCTTGATCATGGGTACAATCCCATTCAAGACTACGTACAAGCTTACCTAAGGTTTGTTTTAGTGGTTGTGAAGCCACTTGGAACAAACGATAGGGTGAAGCAATGCTTCTAAGCTTATACCCAGGTTCCTGAAGGAAATGAACCTCACCTGCTACCATAGGTGTCATATCGATATCATCAATATGAGCTGAGTCCACAAATTCAGCTATGTTGATTCCTCTAAAAACATGAGAATAAATCTCATGCCAAAGAGATCGAATATGATCCCAAGTCTTCTGGTTATCAGTAAGATAAATCTCACTGAATAACTTTTCAGACTGTGGTACGGACCCTAGAATAGAAGTAGGGGCTCTCTTATTAGGAGAACCCATATAACTAAACAAGGGTTGAGGCTTTCCATGAACGGTACACCGACCTACGAACCTCTTAGTCGTAGAAACCAATCTACGCCTGAGAGAATCCTGTATTTCTACAGGATTAGCGTTGACAGCTGTCAGGAATTTCTTCCTTTGGTTACTGGTGACTTCACCAGATATCCAATGAGAATAGGCCATGAAGGCGTTAAGAACTTGAATAAAGTTCTTATCGGTTTTCATCGCATATCTCAACAGACTGCCAATTACACCTTTGATACCACCTTTTCTATTCCTTGCTAAAGGAGTAGTAATGGGAGTATTTGAGCGTAATTGAATAAGTGTCAGTTTCAAAGATTTACATCTTTGAACCGTCCACTCTTCACCGCTGCAAGTAGACCACTTAACCAATAATTCCGCAAAGGGATTAATGGAATAAGAAGGTATACCAACAACAAGAAGACGTAACGTTAGTCCCGACAGTGGATTCCGTTTGGAATTCATGACATGGTCCTTTCAAGGATTCTGTCTCTGTCAAGACATAGACGATATGTCTTCGGGTTAGTGGAACTCCCGATCAGCCTTTAGTATGGAGGTGGACAAACAAAGGCGCTGCTTCACGACTTCGTGTCTGATGGAGTGCTTTCCAGTTTGGGCCTGGCAGGAATCTTGGTAGATTTCAAAACTACCTCAATTCTGCTTCGGATGTAAGCCTGCAGTGATGTAATTTCACCGTGTGCGAGAAAAGTGTCCGTCTGGACACTACTACTCGTAAACGTGGATTTCATCTTCGCTAGGATCATATATCCTTCGCAGAGTTGATTAGCTCGAAATACTCCTTTGAGTACTGCCTTTTCCGATTTGGAAAGGTACTCTTCAGATAATGAACTCTGAAGTATAGCCATTTGTCTTTCACCTCCTTTCTGGGCTGTCCGGGTCTAA